GTTAAAAAGACATTTGATACTGCTGAAGAGCTCGAAATATATATAAAGCAACATGGTTTGGAATACGAGGAACAGAAGCAACTAACTTTATTTTAGAGGAGATGGAAATGATGAATAATCGTGAACAAATTGAACAATCCGTTATAAGTGCTAGTGCGTATAACGGCAATGACACAGAGGGATTGCTAAAAGAGATTGAGGACGTGTATAAGAAAGCGCGAGCATTTGATGAAATACTTGATGGAATGACAAATGCTATTCAACATTCAGTTAAAGAAGGTATTGAACTTGATGAAGCAGTAGGAATTATGGCAGGTCAAGTTATCTATAAATATGAGGAGGAACAAGGAAAATGACTAACACATTAACAATTGATCAGTTGCAAGAGTTATTACAAATACAAAAGAAGTTCGACGATAGAATACCGACTAGAAATTTAAATGACACAGTAGCTAGTATGATTATTGAATTTGCGGAGTGGGTTAACACACTTGAGTTTTTTAAAAATTGGAAAAAACAACCAGGTAAGCCATTAGATACACAATTAGATGAGATTGCTGATTACTTAGCTTTCAGTTTGCAATTAACTTTGACTATTGTTGATGAAGAAGATTTGGAAGAAACTACTGAGGTTATGGTTGATTTGATTGAAAATGAAGTTACTTTACCTAAACTACATTCAGTTTATTTTGTTCATGTAATGCATACACTAACAGAACAATTTGTAAAAGGTATTGATAATAGTATTGTACAAGTTTTAATAATGCCTTTTTTGTACGCCAATACTTACTATACAATCGACCAACTCATTGACGCATACAAAAAGAAAATGAAAAGGAACCACGAAAGACAAGATGGAACAGCAGACGCAGGAAAAGGATACGTGTAAAGACATCTTGGATCGAGTCAAGGAGGTTTTGGGGAAGTGAGCGACATGTTAGAAATATTTTTAATAGGGTTTGGCGTTTATCTCTTTTATCGCATAGCAATTATTTTTCTTAAGAGTAAAAAGACTATACACACAAACATATATGAAATGTTAATGCTTGCTACTATCTTTATGATATCTACAATTGCTTATAAACATCAAAAGACGCATATCTTAATAGCATTTTTAGTAATGTTTTTTATGAGTAAGCTCAAACAAGTTCAAGGGAGCTATGAGGAATGACACAATACTTAGTCACAACATTCAAAGATTCAACAGGACAACCACATGAACATTTTACTACTGCTAGAGATAATCAGACGTTTACAGTTGTTGAGGCAGAGAGTAAAGAAGAAGCTGAGCGCAAATACGAGGCACAAGTTAAGATAAGGAGAGATGGAGATGCCAAAGAAAACGGTAACGATTGATGTAGATGAAAACTTATTAGTAGTAGCTAGTAATGAAATATCAGAACTATTATATGAATATGACAGTGAGTTAATGTCAGCTGATGAAGATGGCGATAATAGAGATATCGAAGAAAAAAGAGACGCATTAAAACAAGCTATACAAATTATCGATAAATTAACATGGGGTGTTTAGTGGTGGTTAAAGAAATTTTGAGACTATTATTCTTACTAGCAATGTATGAGCTAGGTAAGTATGTAACTGAGCAAGTATATATTATGATGACGGCTAATGATGATGTAGAAGCGCCGAGTGACTTCGCAAAGTTGAGCGATCAGTCTGATTTGATGAGGGCGGAGGTGACAGAGTAGATGATGTGGTTAGTCATAGTAATTATATTACTAGTCATCTTATTGTTTGGTGTGATGTTGCAAGCTGAACAGTTAAAAGGCGATGTGAAAGTTAAAGAGCGGGAGATAGAGATATTAAGAAGTAGATTGAGACATTTTGAAGGTTAACGGGGGTTAAACAAATGAGTTTGAGAAAATCAACGCAAAGATATTTAGAAAGTGAATTAAGCAATTACAATTACTTCGATAAAGATATAGCGCGTGTAAGAGATGAAGTTTTAAACCCGTGGAGTCAACAAGATACTAATATCGGTGGAGATAGGGTGCAAAGCAATGTAAGTGTAACTGAAATAAAAGCTATTAGAGTTGTTAATGATAGAAGATTATCGCAATTGGCCAGAATGAAATCGGCTATAGAGGTTGTATATAATCATAGCACTACAGAAACTCAAAAACTTATGGAACTTTATTATTTTAAAAAGCCTAGAACATTAAATTTAACTGGTGTAGCTCAAGAAATAAATGTAAGTAAATCTACCGCTTATGATATGAGGAAAGATATATTAGTTAGGTTAGCTGATGAATTAGGTATAATACATTAAGTTTGGAAAAAGTCTGGAAAAATAACGTCACTTTCGGTGTTAATATGATAGCGTAAGATATTGACTATCTTACTGCGTTTCCCTTATCGCAATTAGGAATAAAGGATCTATGTGGGTTGGCTGATTATAGCCAATCCCTTTTTTAATTTTAAAAAGCGTATAGCGCGAGAGTTGGTGGTAAATGAAATGAACGAAAAACAAAAGAGATTCGCAGATGAATATATAATGAATGGATGTAATGGTAAAAAAGCAGCAATTTCAGCAGGTTATAGTAAGAAAACAGCAGAGTCTTTAGCAAGTCGATTGTTAAGAAATGTTAATGTTTCGGAATATATTAAAGAACGATTAGAACAGATACAAGAAGAGCGTTTAATGAGTATTACAGAAGCTTTAGCGTTATCTGCTTCTATTGCTAGAGGAGAACCTCAAGAGGCTTACAGTAAGAAATATGACCATTTAAACGGTGAAGTGGAAAAAGAGGTTACTTACACAATCACACCAACTTTTGAAGAGCGTCAGAGATCTATTGACCACATACTAAAAGTACATGGTGCGTATATCGATAAAAAAGAAATTACTCAGAAGAATATTGAGATTAATATTGGTGAGTACGATGACGAAAGTTAAATTAAACTTTAACAAACCATCTAATGTTTTCAATAGAAACATATTCGAAATACTAACCAATTACGATAACTTCACTGAAGTACATTACGGTGGAGGTTCGAGCGGTAAGTCTCACGGCGTTATACAAAAAGTTGTACTTAAAGCATTGCAAGACTGGAAATATCCTAGGCGTATACTATGGCTTAGAAAAGTCCAATCAACAATTAAAGATAGTTTATTCGAAGATGTCAAAGATTGTTTGATAAACTTCGGTATTTGGGACATGTGCCTTTGGAATAAGACTGATAACAAAGTTGAATTGCCAAACGGCGCAGTTTTTTTGTTTAAAGGATTAGATAACCCAGAGAAAATAAAGTCGATAAAAGGCATATCAGACATAGTCATGGAAGAAGCGTCTGAATTCACACTAAATGATTACACGCAATTAACGTTGCGTTTGAGGGAGCGTAAACACGTGAATAAGCAAATATTTTTGATGTTTAACCCAGTATCTAAACTGAATTGGGTTTATAAGTATTTCTTTGAACATGGTGAACCAATGGAAAATGTCATGATTAGACAATCTAGTTATCGAGATAATAAGTTTCTTGATGAAATGACACGACAAAACTTAGAGTTGTTAGCAAATCGTAATCCAGCATATTACAAAATTTATGCGTTAGGTGAATTTGCTACACTAGACAAATTGGTTTTCCCTAAGTATGAAAAACGTTTAATAAATAAAGATGAGTTAAGACATTTACCTTCTTATTTTGGATTGGACTTTGGCTACGTTAATGATCCTAGTGCTTTTATACATTCTAAAATAGATGTAAAGAAAAAGAAGTTATACATCATTGAAGAGTATGTTAAACAAGGTATGCTGAATGATGAAATAGCTAATGTCATAAAGCAACTTGGTTATGCTAAAGAAGAAATTACAGCAGATAGTGCAGAACAAAAAAGTATAGCTGAATTAAGGAATCTAGGGCTTAAAAGGATTTTACCAACCAAAAAAGGGAAGGGCTCGGTTGTACAAGGGTTACAATTCTTAATGCAATTTGAAATCATTGTTGATGAACGTTGTTTCAAGACTATTGAAGAGTTTGACAACTACACATGGCAAAAGGACAAAGATACAGGTGAATATACCAATGAACCAGTAGATACATACAATCATTGTATCGATTCGTTGCGTTATTCAGTGGAACGATTCTACAGACCGGTTAGAAAACGCACAAATGTCAGTTCGAAAGTTGACACAATAAAATCTCTAGGATTATAGGAGGGAACAAATGTTAAAAGTAAACGAATTTGAAACAGATACAGATCTACGGGGAAACATAAATTACTTATTTAATGATGAAGCCAATGTTGTTTACACATATGACGGGACGGAATCCGATTTATTACAAAACGTTAATGAAGTAAGTAAATACATTGAACATCACATGGATTACCAACGACCTAGATTGAAAGTGTTAAGTGATTATTACGAAGGTAAAACTAAGAACTTAGTTGAGTTAACACGACGCAAAGAAGAGTACATGGCAGATAACCGTGTAGCGCATGATTACGCATCTTATATTAGCGATTTTATCAACGGCTATTTCTTGGGTAATCCAATTCAATATCAAGATGATGACAAAGATGTATTAGAAGCTATTGAGGCGTTCAATGATTTAAATGATGTTGAGTCACACAATAGATCTTTAGGATTAGATTTGTCAATTTATGGCAAAGCTTATGAGTTAATGATTAGAAACCAAGATGATGAAACGCGTTTATACAAGAGTGATGCAATGAGTACTTTTGTCATATACGACAATACAATTGAACGTAATAGTATCGCAGGAGTTAGATATTTAAGAACTAAACCAATAGACAAGACTGACGAAGATGAAGTGTTTACAGTTGATTTATTTACTTCTCACGGTGTTTATAGATATCTTACCAGTAGAACAAATGGATTGAAGCTCACACCACGTGAAAACGGTTTTGAATCACACTCTTTCGAACGTATGCCTATTACAGAATTTAGCAACAACGAAAGAAGAAAAGGGGATTATGAGAAAGTAATCACTTTAATTGATTTGTATGATAATGCTGAATCAGATACTGCTAACTATATGAGTGATTTAAATGACGCTATGTTACTTATTAAAGGTAATTTAAATTTAGATCCTGTAGAAGTTAGAAAACAAAAGGAAGCTAACGTGTTATTTTTAGAGCCAACCGTTTATGAGAATAGGGATACAGGTATCGAAACAGAAGGTTCAGTTGACGGCGGTTATATTTATAAACAATACGATGTACAAGGTACCGAAGCTTATAAAGACCGTTTGAACAGTGATATACACATGTTTACCAACACGCCTAACATGAAAGATGATAACTTTAGTGGCACTCAATCGGGCGAGGCAATGAAATACAAATTATTCGGATTAGAACAACGTACTAAAACTAAAGAAGGATTGTTCACTAAAGGGTTAAGACGTCGTGCTAAGTTGTTAGAGACAATACTTAAAAATACACGGTCGATTGACGCTAACAAAGATTTCAATACTGTTAGATACGTATACAACAGAAACTTACCTAAATCATTAATCGAAGAATTAAAAGCTTATATTGATTCTGGCGGGAAGATTAGTCAAACAACTTTAATGTCTCTATTCTCGTTCTTCCAAGACCCTGAATTGGAAGTCAAGAAAATAGAAGAAGATGAGAAAGAATCTATTAAAAAAGCTCAAAAAGGTATTTATAAAGACCCTAGAGACATCAATGATGACGAACAAGATGATGATACAAAAGATACTGTTGATAAAAAGGAATGATTGTAATTGCCTAACAAAAACACTCAAGAATATTGGGAAGAACGCGGACGCAAAGCAATCGAGAATGAGTTGAAGCGTGATAAAACTAAAGCTGAAGAAATAGAACGTATATTGAATATGATGATTAAGCGCATTGAAAAAGAAATCAATGCGTTTATTGTTAAGTACGGAGATTTTGCAGGCGTTACATTACAAGAAGCACAAAAGATTATTGATGAGTTCGATGTAAAAGCGTTTCAAGAAGAAGCAAAAAGATTGGTCGAAAACAAGGACTTTAGCGATAGAGCAAATGAAGAATTAAAGAAGTATAACACTAAGATGTATGTATCTAGAGAACAGATGTTAAAGATTCAAATAGAATTCTTAATTGCTTATGCAACAGCTCAAACAGAATTATCGATGAGGGAATATTTCGAATCAACAGCTTATCGTGTGTTCAGTGATCAAGCGGGTATTTTAGGTGAAGGTGTACAAGTAGCTAAAGAAGTTATAGATACAATCGTTGATACACAATTTCATGGTGTCGTTTGGTCAGAGCGATTATGGACTAATACTGAAGCGATGAAACAAGAAGTAGAAGAAATAATTGCTAATGTGGTTATTAGAGGTCGACATCCAAATGAATATGTTAAAGATATGCGCAAGCACCTAAACAAATTCGAAGGCACAGCAAGACAAAAGACTGCAGCAATTAAATCATTGCTTTATACGGAATCGGCACGTGTTCACGCACAATCAAGTATTGACAGCATGAAAGAAATTTCACCGGAAGGATATTATATGTATATTGCAAAAATTGATAGTAGAACAACTAAAGTATGCAAGGGGCTTAATGGAGAAATATTCAAAGTTAAAGACGCTAAAATTGGTGTTAATTTCTACCCTATGCATATCAATTGTCGTTCAGATTGTGCATTACTACCTAAATCTATGTGGCCGAAAAAACCAAACAAAAAACGACAAACAAAATACTTTGGAGGAAAAGTGAAAAGCGATGATTGATTTAAAAGTAAAAGTTTTTAAAGGCAAGTTAGCATTGTATGATAGTAAATTAAGTGTTTGGAGGATATTGGTATGAGCAATACTGACAAATACCTTAGAGACATAGCAAGAGAGTTAAAAGGTATACGTAAAGAGTTACAAAAGCGAAACGAAACAGTTATTATTGATGCAAACTTAGACAGCGTAAGGTCGGCAGTATTAGCCAATAAAGAAAAACCGAAATATAACGAACCACTCTTTTAATAGCTAGCACTTAATTGTGTTGGCTATTTTTTATGTCCAAAACGTGCTGATGACATAAAAAGCACGCATGGAAAAACAGTCGACAGACTATAAATGGAGGTATATCTCATGGAAGAAAATAAACTTAAGTTTAATTTGCAATTTTTTGCAGACCAATCAGATGATCCGGATGAACCAGGTGGAGATGGTAAAAAAAGAGATCCTGATAATAAAGAAAATGACGAAGGTACTGAAATAACTTTCACGCCAGAGCAACAAAAGAAAGTTGATGAAATACTTGAACGTCGTGTAGCCCACGAAAAGAAAAAAGCTGATGAGTATGCAAGAGAAAAAGCAGAAGAAGC